TTTTTTACAGCGGATGTGACACACGCCGAAAAAAATGACAGGAACGGGCCGGGCTTGAAATGCTTTGAAATGCACGGAAACGGCCGGGAATTCTCACGTTTCGGCCGGCGGTCGCAAAGATCCTGGTCGGCGCTCGATCTCTGGAAGAATTAGAGATTATCAGGCCGGAATCCGGCTGGAAGAATTTGAGACTATTTCGGGGAGACCAGGCGGATTGCAACGGGTCTGCAATGGCGGTGAATAACTCGTGCTACTTTGGGGGTTGATCAGACGGCGGATGACTGACCCGGCGGGCGATCCTCGGGTAACCATGGGTGATATCCTTGAGCGGCTCGCGAAGCCACCCATTCAGGAGGACCAAATGGATTTCGAATCAGAGGACGCCTGGCTAAGGGACCGAATCAGCGCAATGAGCCGGTCGGAGATCGTGAACTACAGCCGAAAGCTATCTTGGACGGGTTGGTGGATCATGCAGTCGACCCAACACCAATGGGTTATGTTGAGCGATTCGTTTTTTGAGATCAATCCCGCCGATAACACGACCAAGTGGTTTGAGCATCCGGACGCTCAAAACCACCGAAACTGAGACCACACTACTTTTTCAATTTCTCGGCGATCCGGTCTAAATCTCCCTGGGCCTGCCGGAATCCTTTCCCGTCTAGCACCAAATCATTTCGCCGTGAGACGAGATGCGGCACGACAATCAAGCGGATTGCCCCATCGGGCTGCGCCAAAAGGGTTACAATCAACCGAGTGTACGTCACGGGGCTAGCGGAATCAGCTAGCAACACTGAGGCCATGATGCTCGCCTCCTTTTCCATCACAACGTTCAAATTATCCGACGATTTGACCTGAAATTGCTGGTTCAGATAGTGATTCACGACCGCAGTCTTTACCTCCTCGGAAGTGTGGCCGGGAATCGTCACCTCGGGCTGATGGCTGGGGGTTGACAGTTGCGTTGATACGCACCCGGTGAGGGCAGCAAGCAGTGGGAAAACGATCAATCGGTTCATTGTTTTTGAGCTCCTTTTTTTGAGATGATACGGGATGAACTTTGGCCAAATTCCCGGAAGGAGGCACGAGTTTTTTCTGAGGGAACCGGCCGCATAGGTTCGAGATCGCGCGGGCCTTTTGCGATCAAATGCTTTTCGAGAGTCCGTACGGGGGCTTCACTGGTCATTTTCTCACGGCCATCACCTCTATCAATCAATGGGTTAGCATTCAAAGGGGAAGAATTTTCCGGTTTTGACACCCCCGGCTGTTCGGTCGGCCTGGTCTTGGATACCACAAATTGCCGCGCAGTCTCCATCAGCAGATTCCGCTGGGCAGCCGTTAATTGCCGACACTCCCGGATCAGATCGTTCTCCCATCCCGTCGCGCGGTACTGAGTTTTCCCATCGGCCAGCTGTTTTGATCCCTCGGTAAATCCGGGCAAATGGATGGCACCACCGCTCAGCTCCGAAAGCAGTCGAAGAGACGTCATCGAGACCCGGAACCTGCCGTTGACAATTTTGTTTATTGAAACCCGACTGAGCGACAGCTGCTCTGCCGCATGGGACTGGGTCCATCCCGCCTCCCGCAGGAGTCGAGCAAATTCGGCATTTTCCGCATACATTTTCAGCATTTTGTCCACCCGTGTACCCCACCACCACAGGTTTACACTGTGTAGTGTAAACAATGTTTACCTTTTCTCTTGCAAAGTATAGTTACTATACGTAGCGTTACTGCACGTAAGCATGGAACTGGAACTTACAGCGAAGAATCTGGCTCGGTTGGCCGCCCTGAATGGGTTTGCGTCGGTGACGCACTTGGCCAGCGAGGTCAGCCGCAACCGGGTGACTCTCTACACGGCCCTCAGCCGTCCGTCGGCCTACGGCCCGACCATCCGGGCGCTCGATCAAGCCCTTCCCTTTCGCCGGGTCCGCGCCTGCGCCCCGGTAGACCGCAACTAACCAAAACAGGAACACTATGCCCAACACCACACTGCAACCGACGGAGGATCACGGATTCCGCCGCGACCTGATCACGTTCGGAACCCGCAAGACTCGCCCCGAGCGGGTGAATGCCGAAGAGCGGTCCCGCAAAGGCACCTTCGGCCAAATCAATGAAGTCGTCGTGACTTCGCACAATCGGCCGCCAGGGCAAAAACACGAGCACCTCTCGTTCTTCACCCGGTTCGGCACCAACTGATCACGATCACCAAAATGAGTAAAAACGCTGTCACCAAGGTTGATCCGACCGTTGAGGCCAAGAAGTGGATGGAACGGGGCATTGAGGAGGCCCTGGGCGCGCGCGTCGCGCTGCAATCCGTAAAGGAAAAGGCCTTGCTGGCCGGTTGGTTTTTCGGGAATGCCCGGCGAAAAATTCCCCACGGCGAATGGGAGGAATTCCTCCAGGCATATAACGCCGTCAGCTCCCGGACCGTCCGCAGCTACATCGCGTTTGCCGAGGATGTGATCGTGACGGTCCTGGGTCAGAAGAAGAAGTTCACCGACGATCAGCTGAAGAATTACCAGCCGTCCCATGCGGAGATGGAGGATCCGAAGCTGCTGGAAGCGGGAAAACACGCCGTCCTGCACTCCTCCATCGGCTTCGTCGAGCTGTGCCGCGAACTCTCCCTGTTCCGCAAATTTGGGGAGTACGACGCCGTGCGCAACGCCGCCGCGAAAGCCCGTGCGGCGAAGGGCGGCGAGCCCGTGCAAATAACCTTCGACTTCGGGGTCGCCATGGCGGGCCTGCGCCACATGGCGCTGCTCGACCAGGTCTCCACCGAGCACCTGCCCAAGGAGAAGCTCCCCGAGATCCGCGATCAGCTCGCCACCGCGCTCTCGAAGGTCGAGGCCCGCATGAAGGAAATCACTTTGAACGCGGAGGCCGCATGAAACTGAAAGATCGCCCGAAAACCAAGCTGTCCCTGTTTGCTGAAATCGCGCTCGGCAAGGTTGCCAACGTGTGGTTTCCGGTCACCCCGGCCGAAATCCTCGGGCGTTCCCGCACCCGGTGGGTGGCCGACGCACGGGGCCAGTTCTGCGCGATTCTGAAGACCTTCCACGTACCGACCACAAAAATCGCGGGATTCACCGGCCGTTCGATCAGCGCCGTTGACCATGCCATCCGCGCCACTCGGGCGATGATCAAGACCGACCGGGAACACCGCGAGCGATTCGAAACCGTTATGCAGCGGCTAACCGGTTACCGCACCAAATGACCTCCCTTTTCCCCAACACGACCATGCCGACCGAAACCACGCACCAACGGACGCCCGACGCGGCGGTTGGGGAGATCCATTTGCCCTCGCCCGATCGACTGGGGCGGATCGACTTGAGTGAGTCGATCCAGTCGACGGGCGGGGGCGATTCCCCCGCGGTCACCTACGCGGATCTGACCCATTCATCCGAGCAACGCGCGAAGGTATTGCGCCGGGAACGGGCCGTGCTGCGGGTGGCCGAATTGCAACGCAACGGCACCGGCGCGGAAATGGCTTTGCAGATCGTGTCCGAAGAACTCCGGGAAGACGGTGTTGCCGGCGGATCCAAGAGCGCCGTGCGGCGCTGGGTGAAGCGCTATCATCAGTTCGGCACGGACGGACTCTGCGAACAGAAGCAAGGCGTCGTCGGGCGCCGCGCCGTCGCCATCCCTGACGAGATCCTGGCACAGGCTGCGGCCGCATCAGTTGAACACGGAACATTGGGAGTCAAAGGACGTCAGAATTTCGCCCGTGCGTTCCGCTCGGTGATCGTGACCCATCCCGACGCGACTTCAGATATGCGGGACGCCTTCCACTCCGGATACGCCAGCAAGAGCTACGTTCCACGGAGCGTGCGCGATAGCCTTCGCGTGTCGCCGTCAGCGCGAGACCTCGCCCAGGGCAACCGGGCCTATCGGCTCAACTCGCCCTATACCCCGGCCGACTGGTCGCAGGTGAAGGCCGGGCGCGTCGTCACCGCCGATGACATGACGATGAACGTCTATTGCTGGGTGGAATGGCCCAACGCCAAGGGCTTCCTGGTCGTCCGCCCGCAGCTGCTCGCTTTCCTCGATTGCGGCACTCTCCGCTGGCTCGTGGCCCGCCTGGTGATCCGATCCAATGGTCAGTACAACTCGGACGACGTGTGGGGCGGGATTGGAGACGTTGCAGACCAGTACGGCACCTATCCCGAATACCTCTTCGAAGGCGGTATCTGGCGCGGGAACGCCGTCCGCGGCCACCGCACCGGCATCAGTGACGACGAGCGCTTCGGTGGCCTCCGAACGTTTGGTGCCATCCTGCGGCACTCACATTTGCCCCGCTCAAAACCGATCGAGGAACGATTCGCGCAGTTCCAGGCCGCGGGTGACCGGTTGCCGGGCTACGCCGGCCGCAACGAACGCGAGGATTGCCCCGAGGCGACGAAGAAACTCCTCCAGGCGATCAAGACGGACCAGATCCATCCCCGCGGGCATCTGCTGCACCTTTCCGACCTCAAGAACGAGGTCATGGCCACGATGCAGGCTCTCAACGCCGAGCGGAACGACGGCGTGATCCTGCGGGGAATGAGCCCCGACGAGAAATGGGCGCTCGACAACCCGTCCTTCGCCATTTTCCCGGACTCGGCAAAATGGTTGTACCGGTCCACCAAATCCCAGGTGCAGGTCCGCCGCGATGGCCAGCTGCGCGTCGTCGTCGGATCCGGCCGCTTCTCGGTCGCGCATCTCTACCGCAACGCCGATGTGCTGTTGCCGTTGGCCGGCCGGACGGTGTTCGTCTATTGGAATCAGGATCACCCCGAGGCCGACGCGATCATCCTGGCTGGCGACACCCGGCGCTATTTGGGCTCGGTTCAATACGTCGCCCCGATCCACCGATTCGACGGCACCAAGGAACAGTTCGCTGCGAACTCACAATCCCTGGCCGACTACCGCCGGTATGTGCGCGACGAGCACATCAGCTTGGCGCCCCACTATCTCCGCCAGAGCGTGATTCCGGTGGACGCCACCACGGCTGACAACGGCGACCGCCTGGCCGCTGCCACCACCGCCGCCAAGGAAAAGACCGCAACCGCCCGCCGCGTCTCCCGTGCCGCCACGGTGGAGATCCCGGACGAACTGGACGGCTACCGCCCGCGAGCGTCCGCGGAATCCGATTCCCTAATTTCCGAGCAGGAGATGGCCGAAATCACCGGCCAGAACCCGCTCACCTAACACAGAAAAAACGGGGCCTGAACAACCCCGAGAACAGTAAAAATCCTATGCCAGTCGAAAACCTCGAAACGCTCGAAACGGAGCTTCCGCCACAACTGCGATCCGCAATGGATGCCGGAATCGATCCGTCGGAACTCGGGCAAATCAACGCCGCCAATACCGGGATTGCAATCCCAATGAACTTGGCGAATTGGAAACACCTGCCGCAGGAACAGCAAGACCTGCTCGCCTGGCTGCACCAAATCGCCATCACCGAAGGGATGGGATGGACGGAACTGGCCGCCGCCGTGAACTACGACAAGACCACGATGTTCCGAGTCCTCAAAGGGACCTACGAAGGATCATTCGATAAAGTCTGTCGGTCCATTGCGTCGTTCAAACGCTTGTGGGAGAAACGCCGCAAAGTGCAGGCGGCCGTCTTCGCGGACAATCGCACCTTTCGCCAGATGGAATGGATCCTGGACTACACCCAGGGCAGCAACGGTTGCACGATGATTCTCGGCGAATCGGGCGTCGGAAAGACCGCCTGCGCCAAAGAGTGGCAACGGCGCAATGGCATGGGCCGCACCGTGTTTGTCGAAGGCCTTCCGATCGGTGGCGCCAATAGCTTGCTTCGCCTGATTGCCGGCGCCGTCGGGGTGAGTCGGACCGCCAGCGCCACGCAAATGCTCGACAGCGTCATTCGCGCATTCAACCCGAATCGGATTCTGATCGTCGACGAGATCCAGCATTACCTCCCCACGTCGGGCAAGATGCCGGTCGCGCTCGAAATGATCCGCCGCATCCGCGACATTTCCGGATGCAGCCTCAGCTACCTGGGCACGGTCCGGGTGCGCCAACAGCTGACCCAGGCGGGCAACTCGTACATGTACGAACAAATCACGGGCCGCACATCGAAGCCGTTCGTGCTGACGGACACGCTCACCGAAGACGATGTCCTGCCGATTGCCCGGCAGTACATTCCAAAGCCGAGCGACAAGCTGACGGAGGTCCTGGTTGCCTGGGCAAACGATCGTGATTTGGGCCGCCTCCGGTACGTCGTCGAGGCGTTGCGGTTCGGTTCCCGGCTCGCCTCCGATCAACGGCAGGAGCTGAACGAAAAGCACATCTTCGCCGGCCACACGCTGCGGGAACGTCAACAGTTTGGGGGTGCCCGATGATGCTCCGAATCCTCGCCGGGCTCATCAGCCTGGTCTGGGCCAGTATCGTGATCGGTCTGGCATTTTGCCCCCTGATTGCCCACCGCCGCCACGAGATCGACGCCCCAACCAACCCGAACGAAACCGCCCAACCAAAGAACTGAATCATGAAAACGAAATCTCCGAAATCCTCGCCGATCAGCACCCGCGATGAAGCACTGATACTCTTGTTCGATATCCAAGAACTGGCGCTTGATATCCAGTGGTCCCGAACAATGACCGACGTCGGAATCGCCCAACTGGAACAGGAGTTCCAGAACGAAACCAAGGAACACAGTGAGTTGATCAAAAAGCACATTAAGGCCCTCAAAAAATGGGCCGAAAAGCATCCCGAAGAGTTCGCCGATAAACGCTCGATTGAATCGCCCGCTGGAGTCATGGGATTCCGCACGAATCCTCCTTCTTTAGGCCTGATCGACGGGGAAACCTGGGAGGCGGTGTTGGTCCGATTTGAAAACAGTCGGTACATGAAAAAGTACATCCGAACCAAGTCTGAGATCGACAAGCAATCGCTGTTACAGGATCGGGAGGAACTGGGCTCGGTCACATTGAAGGCGGCCGGCCTTGAAGTTCTCCAAAAGGACGTGTTTTTCGTCGAACCCAATATGGCCGAGGCCACCGAAACCCGTTTGAAGGAGGGCCAGTAAGATGAGCGTGAAATCTGATTCGCTGGTGGACGCAATCGCTCCGGCTACCAATCCCCGATCTGAAACGATGGTCGTCGGATGCGCCAAAGGGCCGATCCACAGCATCAAAGTTCTGATCGATACCACTCAGGTGAAAGGCGCCTGTCTCAATGCAATCATCGTTCCGATTGATCTCCCGCCGGAGAAAAAGCGTGTGGCAATGGCCATCGCGAACAGCGCGGTACTCTTCCATGACTTGGTTCTTTCGCGTGCCTGGAGCACGCCCGAATCCCAAATTTTCGTATGGGGTGAAATTGGTTGGATCAATGAAATGCATCAATTCCTCAAGCTCGGTGCTCTCCCCCAACCCTCCGGAACCCAAATCATCATCCCATGAAGTTCAAGAATTGGCCGGAGACCAAACAAGCCTTCGTGGATGGTGAACTCCGCCTCTGTGGCCAGGTGACCGCCACCAACATCGATGGAGTGCCCGCGCTGATCCTCGCGCCCAGCCCCGAGGAACTCAAAAAGGCCATCGAAGGACTGGGCATCCAATGGGCACCGTTCGCCCACAAACCAGCGTCCATCGTCATCCCAGGGGAGTGATTATGCTCAGTCAATTTGACGACGTCATCACCCGCCTGTTGACCCGGTGCTGGCGGGGTTTCTACGAACTCCGCGGCAATGGCACCCGCGAGTTCCAGCGCGATTTGCCCCGCCTCCGGATGGCCCTGTTGCGCTACGGCAAAGCGTGCGCTGATCGGGGATGGGAATTTGATCTGGCGCATTTTGAGGGCGCCCTGGTCAAACTCCTAAACGATGTCCTGACCAGGGCAGACCAGGTGCGCTACCTGCCGATGTACCTCCAGAATGCGGTCGACCGGCACATTGATCAGCAGGCGGAAAAGCTGAACGACAAGGCGAAGCGGGAGCAAAAGATGGATCGCGTGGTGGGCAAGGTGCTCAGCAAGGTCGAGCGCATGACCGGCGAATTGGTCACGGGGCCCCGGCCGGTATCCGCCACCGAATTGGCCGCCCAGCTCTATGCGAAGCTCCGGGCCGATTCCAAAGCCAAAGCCATGGAACGGGCCGCCAAGCGACGGAAACAGCGCCAACCCGAACCCGCACCAAAAGCGACTCTCGCCATTTTAGAGACTCCAGAACTGTTCGGCTGAAAGGATTACCCATGCTATCCAACCCTCAGAAATCCCTGGTCAAACGGGCGCAACGTCAAGCCGCTGTGCCGGAGGAAGATTATCGCGACATGTGGCGGGTGGTCACCGGCTGGATGGATTGCGACACCAGCACCGACCCCCGCCTGGGTGACGTCCACATGGATCGCATGATGGGGTACCTGGAGGCGATCTATTGGCGCCGCGTCCAGGAAGGCACGTTACAACCCGTCAGCAAGCCCAATGCACCCTTCCTGAAGGAAGGATTTTGGAAGAATCGCAACAAGGCCCAAAGCACCAGCCGGGACCGGTATCAAAAACAGCGGATCACGGAATCGGTGCATGATCTGGAACGTCGGTTGCTGGCGGCGGGGTATCCTCCTCAGAAGATCTCGGCCATCAAGGGCAAGCTGCGCTACCACGATGAGTGGGCCTTGAAGTCGGCTTTGCATCGCACGCTGATGTTTCTTCTCAAGCAAACCACCTAAAAAAAATGAGCACCCAAACCGATATCGTCCGGCGGATCCTGGTCAAAAACAGCAACCGTTGGGTGCCGATGCCGAAGATGGCAAAACGCATGGGCGGCTTCGCCGTCCACTCCCGGATTGCCGATCTGCGCAAAGAGGGGATGACGATCGTCAACCGGCAGATCAAGCGGGATGGGGTGCGCAAAAGCTACTACCGATTTTTGCCAAAGGACTCGGGCGACGTGGCGAGGAACTGAGTGATGAGGGCCATCGATCTATTTGCCGGTGCTGGCGGTTTTTCGTTGGGTGCCAAGATGGCCGGAGTTGACGTTGTCTGGGCCGCCAATCATTGGCCCGACGCGGTAACCACGCATCAGAAGGCTTTCCCGGGCGTCGAGCATGCCTGCGAAGATTTGCACCGGGTCGATTGGAGCATGGTTCCCCATCATGATTTGCTGCTCGCCAGTCCCTGTTGCCAAGGCCACAGCCGCGGTCGTGGCAAAGATAAGCCCCATCATGATGCCGCTCGATCCACCGCCTGGGCAGTAATCGACGCGGTCGAAATGCACCTTCCAGATGCGATAATTGTCGAAAACGTCATCGAGTTTTTGGACTGGCGTCTTTATCTCAACTGGCGGGCTGCATTGATGACCCTCGGATATTCGGTGTGTGAAACCATTGCCGATGCAGCTGATTCCGGGGTGCCACAACATCGTCATCGGGTTTTCGTATGCGCCACCCGTTGCAGGACTTTGAAAGAGCCGTTGGATCTGCCCAAACGGATGCATAGACCGGCCATTTCATTTTTGCGGGATATTCCGGCAAAAACGCCCATCAAAAACCTGTGTCTGAAGACGCGGAACCGGGCTGCCAAAGGCCGACACGATCACGGCGATCGCTTTCTCTTGCCCTATTATTCGTCCTGCAAAGGCGGACGGACAATTCATGCGCCCATCGGTACGATCACAACGCGGGATCGCTACGGCCTCGTGGAAGGCGACAAGATGCGCATGTTGACGGTGGATGAATACCGGGATGCCATGGGCTTTCCTGCCACCTATCCGTTGCCTGATAATCGCAAATTGGCGATCCATCTTTTGGGAAACTCGGTCCCGCCGGCGCTTGCGTGTGATGTGATTTCCGCCTTGGTTTCGTTCATCCAAAACTGACCCCATGAAAAAGCCCACATCCGATCATCCCGAGCTGCCGGGTCTCGTGATCTGCCGGTTGCAGCACGTTGGGGACGGCAACTACAAACCGGTGCCGGTCAATCTGACCCAATCGGGCACGGGCGAAACGTGGGTGAGTTCCCGCCGGGCGGCGGAGATCCTTGGTTTACCCTGGCGCGAGAGCAAAACGCCGGGGAAGTCCAACGGCGGTTGTGAGTCCCTCCGACGGCTGCGCTGCTCGACCCGCAATGGCGAGCCCGTCCTGCGCCACCGGCGGCCACTGCCGCGCAAAGTGGAGTACGAGCTGCAAAGCCTGATGGACCACAAAAAGAATTCGGAAGTCCCGGGATACTGGGATACGATTGTCTGGTGCGGGTGGTAGTTCTCCCCCGTTGCGGGAATTGATTTCGCGGTTGTTTTCTCCGCCCGTCCCGCCCGTCTTCCCCGCCGCTGGTCGTCTCCGGTCTATCGTCTCCGCACGTTGTGCGGCGACGTATGAACGCTCTCTCTTCTTTCCTCGTTGGCCGCCGCACCTACATCGTGGCAGCGCTGGCGCTGGCCTATCTCCTCTGGTGCCAGTTCCAAAGTCTCCAGCCCAATGAGTCGATCATCACGATCTTTGGATTCCTTGGCTTGGGGTTCTTGCGGTCCGCGGTGAGTCGCAACGGCATCGACGCGATCGCGATCGATCCGACGAGTGCCGGCACTGGCATGGGATCCGACCATGAATCCGGATCGGTCCCTCCTACGACTCCCGCGGCGCCCAGGATAATGTCGCGGGTTGGCGAGTGGTTCCGCCTGGTCACGTCTCCGCCGCGCGCCGCGCAACCCACGCTGGCCGTGGCGGCCATTCTGGCGGGTCTGTTGTGCGTGTGTGCGTTGATAGCGGGTTGTGCCCTGCAACGACCCTACATTCACGAGCGCACCGAGACGACCAACGGGGTTGTTCAACTGCGCACGATGAAAGCGACGTCCGTCGCGATCTGGCCGGCCACCGCGGAACTCGCCAAGGGGCGGCTGAGCGCCGGGAAGACGTTGGCCATTGGTGTCGACGGCGAGACGACGACCGCCGGCGCGACCACGAACGACGTGGAGGTATTAAAAAACCTCCGTGGCATTCTGGGCCGGTAACCCGTCACCGCCTCCAACCCCAGGGAACATGAGGGAGAAACCCATCCGAGTACCGATCACGCGCAAGCGCGGGGCTACGTGGCTGTTGCCGGTGGTCCTAGTGCAAAAGGGCGCGGACTGGGCGGGGTCCTCGTTCCTGATGCAGATCAAGGCCTCCCCCTCGGCCACGGAGCCCCTGAAAGAGATCACGCCCGAACCAATCGTTGATCTGGATGCACAAGGGCGCGCCACGGCCCTGTTGCCCATCCGATTCGAAGCCGCAGATACCGCCCAATTTCCGCTCGGCAAACTCTACGCTGATTTACGCGTCACCCGCGAGACGGGCGATGTGCAGTATCCGGTGGAGTGGCTGATCACCAACCGCGTCCAAATAACCATCCCCGTATGAGTGACAACGTCGTAAACGTCTACTTCCCCGATGCCGTCCAAGGCCCGCCGACTCCTCCCCGTAAAGAAGTCATTACCGGAGTACATCCGGCGCACACCTGCGTCGGATTCAATGCTGCGGGCGAATGCACCGTTGCTGACGGATCCGTGGCTGATGACGGCAAAGGCATCATAGGCATGTTGAAGGCCGAAAGCACCGATGGTGTGGCGGCGGAGATTCTGACCAGTGGTAAGGTCACCGATGATGGATGGGAGCTCACTCCGGGGATCCCGGTGTACTGCGGAATTGATGGGTTGGTTACGCAAAACCGTGACGGCTTGGCCTTCCACAAGATCATCGGCGTGGCGCTCACCGCGACGGTCATCGAGCTGCATTTCGGGGTGCCCACGGCATTCCTGGACAATGACGCCGAGCTTCAGTTGGGGTTGGATGCGTCCGGTCGGTTGGTTGCGAAAGCGCTGCCTGCGCCGGATGGCGGTGGAGTCAATGACCGGAACGTCGTTATGGGGGCCGATTTACCGGCTTTTACGTGTATTTACCTGGACGAGTCGGAAATCGGACAGGCTGTGGATCCATCCAACGATGCCACGATAAATGCCGTAATTGGTGTGATTGTCGATACGGCAGTCGAAGGGCAAAGTGCGGTCGTAAAATCCAACGGGACGATTACCAATCCCGACTGGGACTTTTCCCCGGGTCCGGTATTTGTGGGCCCATCCGGGCAGCTTACTCAAGACCCTACTGATTCGATTTGGATCAGGGTGGTTGGTGCGGCAATCAGTGGGCACCAAATCGAGCTGAACATTGGCGCACCGCCGATCAAAACCGGAGTTGTGTCGAATTACAAACTGGTGGGTCGCACTTCGAACGGCGGTTTGTTGGCAGTTGAAAAATCTGAAGTACTTGGACGGGTTTTGGTGAATCTCGATCCCAACACCTCATTGAACTTCAGATTGGCAGATCAGGCGGGCTTTGCGTTTGGATCCCCGTTTGACCTCAGCGCGATGTATGGTTCAGACGAAAATATTCCGTCTGGTGAAATCAATGGTCTTATCCCCGCGCTGGATTCCGGGAAAAAAGTTCAGTTCACAATATCTGGAGGGTTTGAAATTGATTCTGCCAATGCGCCGGCACAAGTCACTCTCCTACTCCATCTTGATTCCGAATCGACTCGATATGGTATCGCGATCCATCTGCGATTCGATTCCAATTGCGAATTGATTGGCGAATTCTCGTCGAGGTTCACGATTTTTAAGGTGGATTCCACGTTTTTGTCGTCGGATACCCAAAGCAGTGTTTCGGTCCGTGCGAGTGATGTAGCTGGGTCGATGATTCCGGCCGGTGCGCTGATCAATTACAACGGCCGCGGTGACAACATGACCCCACCGACGTTCGATGGACACCTCTATTTGACCGTGCAACGCCCGGGGCTTGGGGAACCGGCTGAGGATATCTATTTCAACCTCCGTCAACTGACGATCACCGTCCTTGGCTGATCGGTTGGATAGCCACAACAACCCAACCCATGCCCAATCAAGACCTATTCAATGGCCAGTTACTGGTCGGCCTGGCCGCATTGGTTTCTCTAGCGGTTGGCGTTGTAAACATCGTCATGTCCGGACGGCGGAACCCGCCGATTGATGCCCAGTTCGCCACCAAGGAGGAGCTGGCGGCAATCAAGGGTGAGCTGTCCGGCCAGACGATGGCGCTCCGTTCGGAACTCAATGCCGACATCCGGCGTATCTTTGAGCGTATGGATTCTCTGACCATCGAACTCAATAAGGCCGGTGAACACCGCACCGAACAACTCCGCGACTACATCCAGACGCTGGCGGTCAAACTCGCCCGCGTAGAAGTCCAATCCGAGAAATGAACCGATCCTCCGCCATCCGCGACGAAGTGCTGATGCAGTTGGTTGCGGCCTTTCCCGCCCAGGTTCCGGTTGAGCGTCTGCACAAGACCGCCCGCCGCTCCGGGTTTGACTTTGCCGAGCTGGAATTGCGCAAGGAAGCCCACTACCTGGCCGGCCTGAATCCGCCCCTGGTGGCCGTCAGTCACGACGCGGCGACCAACCAGGAACGGTTTGCCGCCACCTCCGCGGGCGTCGCCCACTTCGAGAACCAATGAACGAGCTGCCGCGCAAGGAACTGGGGAAGGTCGCCGGGTTGCCCAAAGCAATCCGCGACGACCTGAACTTGCGTTTGCTCAATGGCGCGACGCTGCAAGAGCTCTGCGATTTCCTGAATTCAAACCCCACGGTGCAGCCGATATTGGCGGCCAAAGGATGGGGCGAATTCAACGTCGAGAACCTGAGCAACTGGCGGCAATCCGGGTACGCGACCTGGTTGAAGTCCCGGCAGCGTTTCGAGGACATCAAGCTAAAGGCCGAGGCCCGGGCCGCCCTGCGCCAGCAATTGGCCAGCGAAGGCCTGGACCTCAACGACGCGAACGCAACCCGGCTCCTCGAAATCGCCGACGATCTGCTGGATGATTTCGACCCCGCGGCCCTCCGCGAAGCCGCGAAGGACAAACCCTTGGCCGCGCTCCGCTGGTTGTCGGATCTGGCGGCCGGTACGAGTGAAGGCAAACGCAAGGCCGCCGAGCTGGAACTGAAGGTGCGGCGGTACGAGGAAGCGGCCGCGAAGGCGAAGGACAAGCTCACGATCGTCAAACGGGAGGGCGGCCTCAGCGAAGAGGCCCGCCGCCAGATCGAGGAGGCCGTGGCACTCCTATGAAAAAGTTCGTCGGGAATGCGAAGGTCCGGCCCGCCAAGGACAGCCTGCTGTTGCCCTACCAATCGGATTACGTCGCCGACCGCTCGCGGTTGGTGCTGGTCGAAAAGAGCCGGCAAATCGGTTTCTCGTGGGCCACCGCGTTGGGGCTCGTGCGGGATCAATCGTTGAGCAAAGAGGCGGCCGCCCGGTCGGGGATCACCCCCACCGACGATTGGGTCAGTTCCCGGGATGAGGAACAGGCCATCCTTTTCATTCGCGACTGCAACGCCTTTGCCAAGATCTACGACAAGGGCGCGCAGGATCTGGGCGAACGGGTGATCGATGACAAGGGTAACAAGGCGTACGTGATCCGGTATGCCTCGGGCATGGAGACCCACTCCATGACGAGCAATCCCGACGCCCAGGCGGGCAAGCGGGGCAATCGCATCCTAGACGAGTTCGCGCTGCACAATGACCCCCGGCAGCTCTACACCATCGCCTATCCCGGTATCACCTGGGGCGGGTCGCTGCGGATCATTTCCACGCACCGCGGAACGGCGAACTTCTTCAACGAGTTGGTGGAGGAGATCAAGCACAAGGGGAATCCCAAGGGCTTCTCGTTGCACACGGTCACCTTGCAACGGGCCTTGGAAGACGGCTTCCTTTACAAGCTCCAGTCAAAACTCGCCGAGAGCGATCCGCGGCAACAGTTCGACGAAGCATCTTATTTTGACTGGGTCCGGTCCGGTTGCGCTGATGAAGAGAGCTTCCAGCAGGAATACTGCTGCAATCCGGCGGACGACAATTCCGCCTTCCTGACGTACGACCAGATTGCGGCCTGTGAATATCGCCCGACGGACTCGTGGGAATACGCGATCAACGAACTCCCGCCGACCTGCGGCACGCTCTTTGGTGGCCTCGATATCGGCCGCCACCAGGATCTGACGGTGCTGTGGATCGTGGAAAAGGTCGGGGACGTGCTGCACACCCGGCAGGTCCTGCGACTGAGCAAAGAGACGTTCGCCGCGCAAGAAGCGGCCATCTATCCGTGGCTCGAAAAATGCCGTCGGGTCTGCATTGATGCGACGGGGCTGGGCATGCAATTCGCCGAGCGGGCAACCGAACGGTTTGGGAAGTACCGCGTGGAGGGCGTCACGTTCTCCGGACCCGTCAAAGAGGAACTCGCCTATCCGGTCCGGGCTGCGTTTGAGGACCGCTCCATCCGGATCCCACAACAACCGAAGATTCGGGCGGCGTTGCGTGCCATCCGGAAGGAGACCACCGCCAGCGGCAACATTCGCTTTGCCGCCGATCGGGGCGCGAACGGTCACGCCGATGAATTTTGGGCGCTCGCACTCGCCAAGCATGCCGGCAAGGAGAGTGGCAACCGGGAACCCATCTGGCTCGACTAATGAAATTCAAGGAACGTTTTTCCGCAGCTTGGACCGCGTTACGGGGGATCAGCCCAACGCAGGCCTTCCTGCAAGGATCCACCAGCGCGGGTGGCGCGACGATGACGAACCCGTTGGAGCAATCCGCCTGGGTGTACTCGTGCGTGCAATTTCTCGCGCGCAACGTCTCGCGATTGCCGTACGTGTTGAAGACATCCGACAAGGGGGGCACCGTGGTGGAGTCCGGCCCGGTGGTGGATCTTTTCAACCGTCCCCACGAGTACATTTCCCGCACCGACCTCTGGGAACTCTCGCTCGCCTGGCTGTTGCTCCGTGGGCGGTGTTTTATTGCGGGGCTCGATCGCTCCGGCCGCTATGTCAGTTTGCGCGGCCCCATGGCACAAATCCCCGCCAGCCTGGTGGTTCTGCCATCGGATCGCGTTACGCCTATCTTCGCCGCCCAGTACCTGCGGGGGTGGCGGTACAGCGCCGCCTTCCAGGATCTTTCCCCGTCGAATCTGTTCCTGCCGGAAGAGCTGATCTTCATTGCGGCGCCCAATCCGTTCCATTTCTGGGGTGGTTTGGCACCGCTGGAAGTGGCTTGGCTCGCGGCCGCGACGGATCGGGCCGCCGGGCTCTTTCAACGAGGCCTTGCTGAGAGCAACGGCGAGCTGGGCTTTCTCGTGACGTCCGACCAGAACTTGGGCGACGAGCAGATTGCGCAGGTAAAGGCCGCCCTGGCTGAACGCCGCAAGGGCACCGGCAACGCTGCCCGTCCGTTGTTTCTCCCCAACGGCTGCAAGGTGGAGAAGCCGGCCATCACGTCCGCAGATGCCCAGTTCCTCGAAGCGCGGAAAGCGTCCCGGCAGGAAATCTGCGCCATCTTCGGCGTCCCGGAAGCGCTGCTGGGATTCGTGGAGAACGCCAATCGGTCCAACGGCGAAGAACAGCACGTCGGGTTCATCTACAACAATCTGGCGCCGCTCGTCGAACGGTTGGATGCCGCATTCGAAGCGATCGCCATGATCGACGGGTTGGTGGCCGCCCACGACATCGACGCCCACCCGATCATGGTGAGCGCTCGCCGGGCGCGCATTGATGCGGCGGTGAAGGTTTGCTCCATCGGGGTGAGCTTCAACGAAGCGAACCGCGTTTTGGATCTGGGTTTCGAGGATCAGCCCTGGGGCAATACCTGGTACAAGCCGTTTTCGTTGGAAGCAGTGGATGCGGCCCCGCTTCCCCCGCCGGAAGTCCCGCCCGCAACCCCGGCCAAATCAAGCGATCCATTCCGAGCCCTGGCTGCCGCTCTGAAGGCTGACCGCCCGCATGAGTGCAAAGGTTCGGACGCCTTCGCGAAGGCAATTCGGGCGGCCGTCTCCCGGCTGCGGTCGCGTTCCTCCCGGTTCTTCTTTGACCAACGGACCCGCGTCCTCGCCAAACTCGCGGCGAAAAGCAAGGCCGATGCAACAGCGCTGCAAAAGGGTCTGGCCGACGATTTATGGAATGGACCGACTGAAGATGCTTTGCTGGAAGCGAGCCTCGGGAAACTGTTAATGGACGACTTCAACTTCGGCGTGGCGCAGGCCGCTCGGGAGTTGGGGAACGAGTTCAGCTTGGCCCCGGCCAAAGCTTCGGAGTTCCTGGCAAAACGCCGCTCGGAAATCCGGGGCATCAACGACACGACCTTCGAGCGAATCAAGGCGCAGTTGGACGAAGGGTTGAAAAATGGCGAATCCTTCGCCGCCCTGACTGAGCGGGTGAAAGAGGTCTTCACCGACGCGACCAATCACCGGGCGGAAACCATCGCGCAAACCGAAGTCGGCATTGCGATCAACTCCGGCCGCTTCAGCTGCATGAAGGAAAGTGGCGTGAAGTACAAGGCTTGGCTCGCCTCAAATTTGGAGGGCACCCGCCCGGCTCATCTTCAGGCGGAGGAGACCTATACGATGGCCGATCCCATCCCGATCGATGATTCCTTTTTGGTGGGGGGTGAGGATCTGGATCATCCGGGCGATCCGAAGGGTTCGCCGGGCAACGTGATCAACTGCCGTTGCACCGTGTTGGCCGTCGTGGGTGATGCCCAAGCGGGATACCGTTGCCTGAAGCCAACCGAGTTCTTGGATTACCGCACCTGGGCAGCGGCGGGAGGTGAAAAATGAACCCGCCAAAAACGCTCACAGTTGCCCTAGGACGAATTGGACCCTGTCTAGGGACCACTCCACCTGCCCAAAACGAATTGCAATGGCAATCCGGCGTTTTGCAACGCACCCCGTTCACCCGTCTCAACTGAATTTCACGCTATGAAACCCATGCTCGCTCAAAAAGACTTCGAACACCGGCTTTTGACCCTCCGCAATGGGCAGGTCGGACTGCGTTCTGCCCTGACCACGGAAGCGGCGCCCCAAGGCGAAGATTCGATCATCACGTTCACCGCCTCCGACGCGACGCTGGATCGGTACAACGAGATCATCGATCCCGCCGGATGGAAGCTGGGCAACTATCTCAAGAACCCGGTCTTCCAGGCGGATCACGAATACTGCATCGAAGACACGATCGGGAAAGCCATCCGGGTCTGGGTGGATGGCGGCAAGCTCCGGCAGACCATCCAGTTCGCCACGGGCATCAATCCGCTGGCTGACATGGCGTACAAACTCTATCGCGGCGGATTCCTGAATGCCGTTTCCGTTGGGTTCATCCCGATCCGCTGGGAGAATGGTGGGGATGCCGTGGGGTATCGCCGCAAATACCTGGAAGTTGAATTGGTCGAACTCTCCGCCGTGGCGGTCCCAGCCAATCCCAATGCCCTCCAGGATGCCATCGAAGACGGCACGATCTCGGGCGACGAGATCGACCGGCTCAAGAACTTTCGTCAGCAACATGTCCCGCCAGCCAACGCCCCGGCACCGGGCGGCGCGGACTCCGCCGGGTTGGTGACACAGCTGCAAACCACGCTCGCGATGATGCGTGGTCATTCCTGATCCGCCGCAGCACGGATCACGTCTCAAAAATAGTAACGTCTATGAACAAACCTCCCTCTGTTGAAGACCTCCTCACCCAGATCGGTGACGAGCACAAAAAGCTCGGCGCCACGGTTGAAAAAACCGGCACCGACCTCGCCGCCGCCCGCAAATCCATTGAAACCCTCGAAAGTGGATTCAAGGAAAATGCGAAGGCGTTGGAAGACCTCCGCCGCGCCGGCCTCCAAAGCCGCGGTAATATGGTCCGGCCCCGCGGCCGCATCTCGGACAGCGCCGCCCGCAGTCTGGCCTCCCACGTGATCCTGATGGCCGCCGCCCAGGGTGCCCTGAACTTCCGCAGCGCTTCCGATCAGGATCGTGCGGTTGGTCTGTGCCGGGATTTCCTCGGCATCAATGCGAAGACCACGCTCTCTTCGAGCGACATCCCGCAATTGACCGAATACGGCCGCGAAGTGGTCGAGTTGGTCGGTGACTACGGCCTCGCCCGTCGGGTTGGCACTGTGTACCCGATGGGTGCGGACAGCGTCATGTTGCCGAGTCTCACCGGCGATCCGGTGTTCACGGCAATCGCCGCCGCCGGTTCGGTGGCGGAAAAGAGCCCGGCCCTGACCAACGTCGAATTGGTGGCCAAGAAATGGGGCGGCATCGTGCGGTTCCCCCGGGAAATCGACATGGCGGCGATCGTCAATCTCGGTCAGTTCCTTGCCCGCTACGGCGCGCGGAACTTTGCCCGAATCGAAGACGATACGTTCTTCAGCGGCGACGGTACCAGCACCTACCACAGTCTGAACGGTCTGCGGAAAGTGGTGGATGCGTCGGGGACGCGCATCGTCCTGGCGTCGACCAAGACGGCCAACACCGACAGCACCCTGGCTAACTTCCGCTCCGTGCGGGGTCTGGTTTCGGCACATGCCTTGCGAAACGGCGCCTACTACGTTCACCCGACGTTTGAGGCCCAATTGGCCGGGTTCAACACCTCGACTCTGCAACCGTACCGCACCGACGGTGCGCGCAATGCGGACCTCGGGACCGGCCCGACCGGGGCTTTGGCGGGTGCCACGCTCGACGGTTTCCCGATCATCTGGACCGATGCGATGCCCGCGCTCTCCTCGGGCGCCGCGGCCAGCCAGGTGTTCGCGGTGTTCGGTGACGCCTCGTACCAATACATCGGTGACCGCATGAGCCCGGAAATCGTGCTCTCGGAGCAGGCGTATTGGACCACGGATGAAATCGGGATCCGCTTCCTGGAGCGGTTCACCGTGAACATGCTGTGCTCGCAGACCGGTTCCGCGATCGCGCTGGCGGGTATTAAGACCGCCGCGAGCTAGTCAATTTTCCGCGGGCCTGTTCCTCCCGCGGATTTCCAAGGGCCGCCCCTCCCGGCATAGGTGGGGCGGCCCCCTTTCGAACTTCCGAACTCCCCAACGCTTCCCCATGAAACGACTCCTCCTTTCCATTCTCTTTCTGTTTAGCTTTTTTCGGGTGCAGTCCGCTGAAGTGACCGACTCTTGGTCGTTGGCGGCCGGGGAAGCCAACGTGCTCGATTGGGGCGCCCGTCGTGATGGGAAGACCGATGACGCACCGGCGATCAACGCCGCCATTGCCTGGGCGTTGCGGCGACCAGGCACAGAGGTGGTAATCCCTCCGGGCAGATACGCGGTCGGCAGCACAATCTATGTGCGCGGGGGAAACATCGCGATCCGTTGTCTCGGCTGGCTGCGCAACATCGACGGTACCAATACCACCGTCTTGGCCATCAGTCCGACCTACAATGATCACAACGGCACCATCCGGGATGGCCTTGGGATTCCTGAGGCCGGGAACGTCAGCATTGATGGCGGTGGAGTCGGGATCATCGATCAGAATTCCCAGCATGCGACGGAGTGGGACTTTGAAAAGCCCGAGGTGACCGGCGCCTTCCATGCCTTTTACGCCTCGGATCTGGCCGGCCTGAATATCCGCAATCTGACCGTGACCAACGGGATCATGTGGGGGCTTGCGGTCGAACTTTGCCAAAACGTCAGTATTACGTCGTGCCGGGTCTACAATGGATTTTGCAACAATCGCCGCGTGGCCGGCGTCCGGAAATACCTGGGCGGCCAGGACGGCATCCATGCGACCGACTGCCGGGAGGTACGGATCATCGGTAATTACAGCGAGGCCGGAGATGACGCGATCGTGGTCAGTTCCTTGCGTGCCTTCGCCGCCAACAGTCTGATCGCCAACAATACCTGTTGGACGAAAGTTTTCGCCACGGAAGCCGACGGTGTGACGCTGAATCCGAACTCGAACTCCGGCCGCTTTGCGCTGGCCATCTATTGCCAGGCGGTTCGAGGGAACGCCGGACTGACCAATGTGGTCGTCAGTGGCAATGTCGTTCCGGGTGGGGCCGGCCTTTTTGGGATCTATGACACGGGCGTTGCGCATGTGGGCACGGTCGATGGCGTCCGGTTCACCGGGAACGCCTGGAGCGGGTTGAACTCCCCGGGAAATCCGGCCGTGAAACCGTTCCCAATTGATGCCGGCTGGATCATCCAAGGCGGGAAGAACATCGAGCTGGCGGGAAATTCCTTCGCCGATATCACGCGCTGGGGACGGATCCTTTCAAACGAGGGATCCGCCGCGGGGCGGGTCGTTTGGCGGGGCAATCGATTCTCGCGGTTCGGGATACCCAATCTGGCGATGTTTCCCGATCAGACGCCGTCCGTGCTGTGGCTTTCCGGTGGTGCCACCGAAATGGTGGTGGAGGACAACCTCTTTGAAGATTGCGCCATCGTTCCAATTGAAGTCGGTGCGTCCGGGGATATCCGCCCAGATCAATTTGCGCTGGTAGCGGTAAATCGAAATCGCTTCGTCCAGACCAACAGCCGATTCCGCACCGGCAGTCCAGACGAGGAAGCCGGTTGCCTGGTCAGCTACGGCGCCACTGCGGTGGAGTTCATCGGCAATTCGGTCAGGACCAACTACGGCCCGGCGGTCATCGCGCGTGCATTTCGCTCCGCGAAGATTCGGGATAACGATATCAACGGGCTTGGCACCTCGGAATTCGAAAGCAGTGGGGATGCTTTCCGCCTGATGATTGAGGCCGCTCAATCGGCTACGGAAACCATCATAACCGGAAACGTGGCGACGGATCTGGCCGGTCGCTTTTTGGATGCCCAAAACGTGGGCCGGCTGCTGTTGGCAAACAACACGGTACGGAATGCGTGCCGGAGTCATGGCAATGCGATGGTGGTCGCGATGGTGATCAGGGGACCCAGTCTGGATTCGCCGCCGTTCGTTAATTTTTCGGGTCGGTTCACCGGCAACTGGTTTTCGGCGCCGACGGCCCAAAACCCGCTGTACCTGGACGCCACGGTTTCCACCGCGAATTACACCGGCGCCCGACTGCGCTACGCCGACACCGACGCCCAGGGCAATTACCGTCCGGCGATTACCCAGGCGGCGGCCGGTCTCGTCGAGTTTTCATCCCGCACCCGCTCTGACCTCAATCCTTAAACATTATGGCCACGCTCTGCTCCGTTGATTCCTGCCGCGAACGCCTCGGGATCCCCGACACCAAGGACGACGAATTCCTATTGCGCTGTATCAACTGGGCCGGGGGATACTTCGCCGATTATTGCAATCGCGATTTCGAACGCTTTGCCGGTGCGCTGCAACAGTTCGACGCGGACGCCACGACGATCCTGCTCCGCCGCTATCCCGTCGAGGTGATCACCTCCTTCCAGCTGCAAGACCGCAATGCCTGGGTGGACCTGGACGATCTGGATTGGGTACTGGACTCCGCCTCGGGTGTGCTGCGTTTGGATGGCCCGATTGGGAACGAGAATCAAATTGCCCGCGTGCTGTACACCGGCGGCTACGTGATGCCGGGTGACGAGATCGGGGAAGGTCAGACCGCGTTGCCGGCCCACCTGGAGGCCGCTTGCATTGAACAGGTCGCCGCTTGGTACCAGGCGAAGGATCGGCTTGGGGTGACTTCCATGAGCGCCGGCGGTGGATCGATCACGAACTTTTCGAAGTTGACCCTGTTGCCGATGGTCGAAGAGACCTTGCAGGGATTCAAACGCCTCCGGATGATCTGATCATGAGTGTTCTTTCCAGCTGCCTCGAAAATCTCCGCAACCAACTGCTGCCCCTGTTGGAAGACGGTTCCTTCCGGGAGGTGGAAATACGGCTCTCGGTGGCCCACGAATGCAAGGCTGCGCCGGCGCTGCACATCATTCCCGGTGACGAGTCAGCAGCGGAGGAGGACACCTGCGGATACACGAACACCCGCCAGATCCTGCTGAAGGTGATCTTTGGCACGACGCGGGATCCGTTCTGCCGCGCGGCGGAATTGGTGGCGTTTGTTCAAGCAGCGCTGGAAAAGGACGAGACGTTGGGCGGTAAGGCGATTCGCTGCACCTATCGCGGCGAGCAGCCGTTCATTACCGATTCAACCTCACCGCAGGAAGGGACGTTCATTCAGTACGAACTCGTTTACCGCCGTAAGACCGCGAGGCCGGATATTCAGTACTGATTTGGTTGGTCCTTTACGGGGACGGGGGCGGCGCCTATCTCTTCGGCCGTTCTCCCCATTTTCCAGCGGTAAATCCCCGCCCGCTTCGCCCGTGTTCCCCTGAGCTGGTCGCGCTCCGTCCGTCATCCCCGCACCGTGTGCGGCGAAACTGCTGATACGAACTGACGATCATGAGCGCACGCACGAATATCCTTCTTCTCTATGCCGCCATCGAGCCCTCGCCTGGCGTGGACGCAATTGATGGTGACCTGTCCGGCCGCAAACCTCTGTTTGCGCTGAATCCGGTCGTCTACGGCGCCGAGGCCGACGAGATTCAGCGGCCGGTGACCGACGGCCAGACCATGAATCTGGCGTCCATCCTGAAGCTGCAACGCGGGCGAATCTCGTTCACCTGCGAGCTGCGCGGGAACGGTGTCGACGGCGCGCCGGATGACGTGGCGGTGGGTACGGCCGGGAACGAACCCGAAACGCACCCGTTGCTCCTCGCCTGCGATCTGGCAGTCAACTACACGCCCGAAAGCGAGGAAGGGGCCCGCAATGGCTACATCAGCTACACGCCCGCACCGTTCCTGCCGGACCAGGGCGCCACGCTGACGATCTATTACTTCTACGCCGGGAAACTGCACATCCTCACGGGCTGCAAGGGCAAGGTGACCTTCAACGCATCCGTGGGTGATTTCATCCGCGCCAACTTCGAGTTCCAAGGCGGCTACATCCCCGTGACGGATGCCACACTCCCAACGGTAACCACGGCCGATTTTTCGCTGATTGTTCCCCCGGTCTGGGGTATCGGAAATCCGTCTGCGTTCACCGTGAACGCCGCCACGGTTTGCATCTCCGCCTTCCAGTGCGCGATCGACAACAGCGTCGCCATGCGGCACTGCCCGAACGCCGCCAAGGGGTTTTACGGTTTCGTGGTCAGTGACCGGAAAATTACCGGCACCATGGACCCCGAGGATGGCACCGAGGCGTCCCGTCCGGACTGGGAAAATTGGAATTCTCAGAATCCCCTCGGCATCTCGTGCGTCGCTGGTACGACCACCGGAAACATCGTGGAGGTCTACATGGCCGCCCAGATCCGCAACCTCAGCTACGGCGATCGTGCTGGGTTGGTCATCAAGCAGGCGACCTTGTCGGCTATGCGGCTGACTCCGGGATCGCCAGACGCTGACACGTTCTTCCTGAAGTTCTCCTGAACTGATTCCCGGTCCCCAAAAACCATCCCATTATGCCTGAATCCTCGACGCCGCCGGCAGCGCCCGGCACTGACGTTGCAACGCAATTTCCCGTGGGCTGCAAAGTGGCCTACCGCGGGGGCAAACCCCGCGGCGAAGTGAAGGCCCATGAGCCCCTCGGAATCCGGGTGGAATGGCAGCATCACCCGGCCGTTGGCCAATCCACTACAACGTCCGGGCATTACAAGGCGACGGACCTCACCCTGGTACCCGCGACGCGGCCCTGATCATTTCGCATGAAGATTACCGCTCAGCATATCACGGCCGGCCAGATCACCCACCCCGTGCGGGTGATCGATGGCAGCACGCTCCATGTGGTGTGCCGATTCTTGCCTTGGAAGGAGCAGCTTCGAGTTGCCCAACAGTACGCAGACGGACCCAAAGCGGGGGACGTTGAGCCGCTCATGGATGCTGTCTGCGGCCCGCGGGACTTCACTGGGTGCAACGTGACGGACATGCACGCGCTTCAAAATCTCGTGACTCAGATCGTGTTTGGGTATGCCGACCCAAACGCGGAGAGGGAGAACGCCCCGAAGGCGTCGCTCCCGCCCCCATCCCCAGCTGGGACGACCAATGGAGCAACTCCGGACTCCTCGAACTCCGCGCCGTCCGGTGCGGGTACGCCGAAGCGCGGGAGTGGTCCCTCCAAAGGCTCAACCAGTTCGACCGACTCCTGATGCGGGAGGAAGCCAGGCAACAAATTGACCTGACCATGATCGCTCGGGCCGCCCAAGCCGAAGGGGAGCAGGTAAAGCAGTTCCTTTGGTCGCTGGAGGATCGAGTCAAAGGGGTGCCAGAGCGCACCGTCGGGAAATCACAAATCCCCCGATCCCCGGAAGAACTCAAAGCGGCAATTGGAATATGAGCGACTTAAAAACGCGGGTCGAAATCGCCGTTGAAAAAACGGGAACCGGGGCGCAACAGGTCACCAAGGAACTTGGTGACCTGAAAGCCCAGGCCGCCGCTGTCACGGAGTCGGTGGAGAAGCTCAAGGCCGCGGTCGTGGGTGCTTTCATCGGGAATGAGATCGCGTCTTTCGTCAAAGAGTCCGTGGCCGCGTTCGCGGAGAGTGAGGAATCAGCAAATCGGTTGGCGGGTGTCCTCCGGGCCCGCGGCAAGTACACGACGGAATACGCCGACCAACTCAAGGCGCTTTCCGAATCGCTGCGGGACGTGACGGTGAATGGGGATGAGGCGATCCTCAACGTCGAGGCCCAGCTGATATCGTTCGGGGCCACCAAAGACGAGATCAAAACCCTCACCGAGGCGGTGCTCGATCTGTCCTCCGGTCTCCGGGTCGATCTGGCAACGGCGGCGAACATGGTTGGCCGGGCCATTACTGGCGAAGTCGGAATCTTCAGCCGTTATGGTTTCTCGATCGATGAAGCCGCCAGCAACGCCAAGAAACTCGAATCGGTGCTGGGTCAAATTCAGACCCGGTTCGGCGGCTTGGCCCGCGGTGATACCGAGACTTTCACCGGTCAGCTGAAGATGCTGAAAGAGGCCTGGGGTGACTTCAAAGAGGACATCGGATCAACGATCGTTCCGGCGCTCATTCCGGTCCTCAAACAGCTGCGGGATCTGATCAAGGAATTGAAGGTTCCGGATGGTCCAAAAACCTCTGGCATCAGCTCCTACAACGATGCCCAATCCAAGTTGGATGCGGAGCGGTTGGACAAGTTGTTGCAGGCGGAGCTGAAAATTGAGAAGAGCGTTGAACGCCAACGGCAAATCCGCGCGGCCCTCAAAGAGTTGATCGCTTCCCAGGCGGATCAGGGCATCCGGGAGGGGCGGATGCTGAAGGACGACGAATTTGATGCGGCCCGGCTCCGACGCGCCAGCGCCGTCACCGCGGGCGTTCAATTACTCCAACGCCGTCCCGAGGCTGTTGCGGCTCCAGAAGTGACCGCGCCCAGCCCGGAGCAGCTCAAAGCGGTCTCGGATCTCGCCCGCCTTCAGGCAAAGATGGAGATTGATATCCTTGACGGGTACGAGAAGGAACGGGCGGTCATCGATGCGAACTTCGAAGAGCGGAAAGCGCAGATCGAGAAACTGACCGAACTGGGCAAGGTCGACGCCGACACGCGCGACCGGATGATCGTCATCAACAACCAGGTGCGAGATTCGGAGAATGCGATCGTCCAGGCGAAAGAGGAGCAGGTCGAGCAACAGAAGCGGCTGGCGTGGCAAGCCGAGCATTTGCGGGCGATGGAGGAGGCCGACGCGACCCGGAAGCAAGAGCTGAACGCCGAACTGGCCGACTTTGAGCGAAACCTGCAAATCACCACGACCTACTCCGCCGACAAACGGATGGTGCAGGCGAAGCGGGAATACGAGGTCCGGATCAGTCTCTATCAAGACTTGGTCGCCCAGGGCAAGATGACCGAGGAGGAACTGGTCGAGTTCCGGAAGGAAGCCTCCTACAAAATCCAGGAAGCCGCCGCCCAGGAACATGCCGAGGTGGTGAAGAAGCTGCGGGAGCAAAGCGAGGAGTACAAACGCCTGGGCGAGTCGATCAAGACCAACTTCGCCGGATCGATGTCCCACGCGATCGTGACGATGGTCACGGACTGGAAGAATGCCGGGGCAGCGTTCAAGGAGTTTGCCTCCTCATTCCTGAAACAGGTCGCGGAGATGATCCTGCAACTGCTCATCCTGCGCGCCCTCCGGGCCGCGTTTGGGTTCGCTGGCGGTGGCACCAGCACCGTCGGGGAGTCCGGCCAATCTGCGTTTCCGGCTGCCAACGGTGGGGTATTCCCGCGCATGATGGCATCCGGGGGCGTCAACGGTGCCTTTGATCTGGATTCGGCCACCTATTTCCCCCGGCACAACGTCGTCGCGGGCGAGGCCGGCCGCGAAACGCTGGCGGTGTTGAGCAAGCCGCGGTCGACGAACTTTGGTGGCGTTCCGGCAGTCTCGGGTCGGGCGGGTAGCAGTGACGTTAGCCTGGTCAGCACTGCCGGCCTTTCCGCCCTGGCTGGCGGGAGCGGTGGCCGGATCATGATCGATATTTCGTTGGATCAATCCCTCCGGGCGGAGATTGCCAACCAGGCGGCCGACATTGCGGTCACCCGCATTGATCAACGGTTGACCGAGGATTCCCAGACCAGTCGGCGAGTCCGAAGCCTTGCGCGCGCGTGAAAATCATCATCAAAACGGATGGCATTGCGGCGGTCGCTGGCGAGATCCAGGCACTCAATGCGCAACTGTTGCCGAAGGCGTCCATGGGCCTTGCACGTGGATTGCAACAGGCCGTTTCGATCGCCCAGACCAAATTCCTCTCCGGGCCCCGCCCGCAACGACTCGACAAGGTCACCGGGCGGCTGCTGAACTCGATCACCCATCGGGTAGTGGCGACTGAAACGGGATTGCTGGGCATGATCGGAACCAACATCCCGTATGCGGCCTATCACGAGCTGGGATTCAAGGGAACGGTCAACGTCAAGGCACACACCCGTTCGGTTTCGGAACTCCACGAAGGCCGGGTGGTGGATACCCGGCGGCCAATCCGTGATCGCGCCGGCCGGTTCATCGCATACAAAGAAACCCGGACCCAGAGCGCGGAGCGCAATGGCACCATCAGCGTCTCCCAGCAGGTCCGGGCCCACACGCGGACCGTGAATTACGCGGGCCGGCCGTTCTTGCGGCCGGCGCTGATTGAGACTTTGCCGCTGATTGTCCGGCAGATCCGGGAGGCTGTGGCGACGCCTTGAACACCCCTTTGATCAATAAATCTATGCCCGCTGAAATGTCTTCTTCCGCCTCGCACGCCGTACGGCATGCCGAGCAAATTGCACGAGTGGCGCACGCCAAACAATTCCGCCGCGACGGCGTGACGCCCTACATCACCCACCCGGCGGCCGTCGTGCAGAAATTGGCGCAGGAAACTGACGAGGTGAAATCCGTAGCCTGGCTGCATGATGTTCTAGAGGACACCCAATATACTGCCGACGACCTGCGCCGCTCTGGAGTCGACGAGAAGGTGGTGGATGCCGTGGTTCGGCTCACACACATCAAAGACCAGTCCTACTGGTCTTACCTCAAAGGGGTTCGGGAAAACGAACTATCCCGGAAGGTAAAAGTGGCGGACATGCTCCACAATCTGAGCGACTCGCCAACTCGGAACCAAATCAAGAAATATGCGCGGGGGCTGCTGGTGCTCCTCGCTAAATCCAAATGACCACGCTCACCAGCACCGTCTCCGATCACGCCGCCGCATCGATGTCCGGTTGGACAGAGATCGTCGACATCTATTTGCCGGAAACCATCACCACACCCTGGGGCACGCTCGCCATTCTCCGGGTGGCCAGTTATCCGGTCGAAGTGAAGTTTTTCGCGCCCGGTCTCGCGCCTGAACCCACGGGGACCCGGAACAGCGCCGCCGTCTACAAGTCTTGGCCGATGAAGCGCGGCCCGGTCGCCAACAGCAGCGGCGAGTTCAACGACACCTTCACGATCAGCGGATCCAACGTCAGCGGAGAGTGGGCGGCCATGTTGACCGACGTCGATTGGCGCCGCGCCCGGATGATGATTCGCAAGGTGCCCATTCAAGCGCCGGCGGTGCTGACCCACAATGATGCCGTGATCTTGTTCACCGGGTTTGTTCGCAGCGCCCGGATCAGCCTGGAAGCGGTGACCTTGTCCGTCTCTTCGGATATCGGGTCGTTTCAACAAACCTTTCCGTCGGCGACCTTCCACCCCAGCTGCCGGTTCCGTTACGGCGATGATTTTTGCGGCACGATCAAGTGGAGTCCGGCGAACTATAAACCGGAGCTGACCTGCACCAGCGGATCGGATCGCCTGGCGTTGTGGGCCAGCCTGACCGAGGACGCCGGGACGGAGGCATCATTTGGAACGGATCTGGTAAATGCCCTCGCGGACTCGGCAATCACCACCAGCACCGCCCTGAGCGGTTTTGAAGGATACAAGGTCAAGTCTTCATCCACTGACTCGGAATGGTTCTCCGCGGATTTTTCCGGAGCCAACGCCGCGCGGTGGGGGATTCTGACCCAAGGTTACTGGATCATCCCCGATTCCCAGCACGGTCTCGCCAATGCGGCGCTGGAACCGTACATCAGTTTCGACTTCGGCACGGCCAAGACGCCCCGGTTGTGGCGCGTGAAAGGGGTTCCGGGACTTGGTCGGGAGGCGTTGTGTCGGCTGCTGCTGCTCTTCGGATCCTCGAATGGGACGACGTGGAATCACGTGTCGTATTTCGAGCACCCCGCGGAGCAGTACAAGATGTTCGACTGGAATGTGCCCAACGCGACGGCGTACCGGTATTGGCGCATCTGCATGCGCACCCGGTGGGCCACCGGGAAACTGGCGCCGGTCCTGAAAACCGTTGAGGCCTACGAGAACGGCCGCAACTACTGGCGCGGGGGTCGAATCACCTTCGCCGCGGACACACCCACCGCGGCGCTCCGCGGGATCTCCCGGACGGTATCCGCCAGCTACTACCACACTCTCCAGTTGGATCGCCCGTTGCCGGCAACTCCCGTGGTGGGATCCGACAAATTCTCGTTGCAACGCGGTTGCACGAACTCATGGAACCACTGCTGCGAGCACGGCAATTGGGCGAACCACGGCGGCTGGCCGGATGCCCTCGGGACCGAGTTGGCGGCGGATGCATCCGGCAACACGCAGGACGCGTCGGTGGGTGGCTTTGCTGGTGCTCCTCTTCAACGACACATCTCCTAACTATGCCTACAAAAATCATGATGGGGCCGACGCATTCGGCCATTGCGGTCACTCCCGACTGTGTTCTGGCCTGTCACCACGCCACGAACTTTTTCACCACAGCGTCGATCCTGAATCTGGATGGAACGCCTTGGATAACTGGGTGGAAAAGGGAAGTGTGGGGCCCGACCAATATTCGCGACGTCCGCGCGTGCGACTTCAACTTTGTGGTGAAGCGGGAGGTGGATGACATCGACTACTGTTTGCCGCTTTTTCCCATCCCAACGGAATGCCTCACCCAACTCCATATCGCCGCCGCGGGCGACAATGTCGTGGTGGAATCGGTTCGGTTGAATCAGCAGGTTTCAGCCAAACTGGAAGGCATTTATGGCAGTCGGGTCGTCTGCGATTTTCCGGCGGTTGCCGGTGATAGTGGATCGCTTGTTTGGTCGACGACCGTGCCGCGACGTTTTGTGGGGTTCATCGTCGCCGGGAAAGATGGGAAGTCGTCCATTGCGATTCCGGATATTGCCCAAATTGCTGTGGTGATGCCCAGGCCATCCGCGGCCCCGTTGGCGCCGAACTCTGTGATGCCGACGCCCACGGTACCGGCTCCGGCGGCTCCGGCGGCTCCGACCCCGGCACCGGCTCCGGCACCGGCTCCGGCACCGGCTCCGGCACCGGCTCCGGCTCCGGCTCCGGTCGTCCCGGCTCCGGTCGTCCCGGCTCCGGTCGTCCCGGCTCCGGTCGTCCCGGCTCCGGTGGCGGACAGGGCCTTGGCCGTCCGCAACGCCGGCGAAGCACTCGCCATGGCAATTGCCGAATGCACGGATGGCCGGGCAAAATCCATGGCTTTGACCCAGTTGGAAATCGCGCTGTTGATCGTCGGGAACGCGATCGCGCCGGCGCCAACGCTGATTGCCCCCCAATGATCGAAAACCTGCTGAAGATGCGGTGGGAACCAGGCGGCCGTGGGCCGGTTGGAATCGATTGCGTCGGCATGGTGCTGGCCTACGCGGCGCTCCGTGGAATCGATCTCCCACCGATCGGGACCACCGACAAACGGTCCCAAACGGCAACGTGGTTGCGGTCGCTCTGCAAGCCCATTGCGGGGCCGCTGAAGGACCACCCCGACTGCGTCCTATTCTTCGAACGAAACGGGGTTCCCAGCCACGTGGGCGTCGTGCTGCCCAATGGGAAGTTCCTGCATTGCATCTACGGCGGGCCCCGGTGCGACAACGACCTTCGCTTGGCTGAACGCGTTGGCCTGAATCTGATCGGTGGGATCCCGTTGAGCGAGACGACGACGCTGATCGAGGCGCTCAAGAGTGAGGGACTGGGTGATCCGATCACCTGGGTGGTGATCATTGTGGCCGTGGTCTCCATGGCGCTGTCCGTCGCATTGATGCCTGGCGCTCCCCGGTTTGGCGCGCAAAACGGCCGCTACGGGTACGACGCTTTGATCACCCAAAACCGTGGGGATCTGACCATTCCCACCCTGCTCGGGACGGTGACGCTGGCCGGCAATTCGCCGTTTACGGAGCCTTCGGACAAGCTGGCCGCGGTGACGGCCGCCAGCGGTCAGAAAGCGACCAGGATCGTCGTGTTTGGCCAAGGCCCGTATCAATCGGTTGGCACGGAGACCTACGAGTTTCGCATCAATGGGCTGAGCTACGATGCATCCTATTGGTGGTCCGGCGGTGGCAACACCGGCATCTACCTTGATCCGGTGCAGGTCAAAAGCGAGGCCATCGATGGTAGCATTGACGGCGGCAGCAACCGGCCAAGCGTCACGATCTACCCCGGCACGTACGCACTGGATGTCCCCGTGGATGTACGGGCGCAGTACGTCCGCGACATGCCGATTTGGGGATTCAACGGGTGCGCCTACGCGGTCTTTCGGATGGTCGATTCCGCCAAGTACGCGAACTTCAATCTGCTGGCCCGTTGCAAGGGGGGTAAAACCCGGAGCTTCGACGCAGACGGCTGGGTGATCGACACCGAAACATCGGAGCCCGCCGCCGACGGTACTCGGCGCTACAAGATGTCCCGCTCGGATATCAAAGAGATCACGTTTTTGGCCTACGGGATCAACACGTGGTCAGAGATGGGACCGACCAATCAGACCGGCCGGGTTTATGTGCTGAATCGCACGAAAGGCATTCTCACGTTCCCTGACATTGCGCCAACCGGGGGCGGAACTTGGACGGTCATTTTCACGTTCTTCAACCGGTACGATTGGTCGAATCCTGCCAACCACATTCTGTCGTTGTTGGCCGAACCTGGTCGGGGGCTTGGCCTCGACGAAAGCCGGATCGATTTTACGAGTTTTGAGGCGGCACGCGCCTACTACGCAGAAGACGTGACCACGCCCACTTCGGCGGGTTTGGTGACCGGTCCCCGATTCACGACCAACTACCTCTTGGATCAGAAGCGGCCGGTCGTCGAGCACCTGCGGGAACTGCTCAATGCGTGCCGCTCGATTATTCTGCGGACCAACGGGAAGATCAAGCTGAAGCCACTGAAGCCAACGGACACCAGCGTTTTCAGTTTCGACGGGAGCAACATTTTGGAGGGGAGTTTCACCAGCGAATTGCTCGATCAGTCTGCCCGATCCAACGAAATCAAGCTGCAATACCACTCCGCGCTGGCGTTCAATGGCGAGGATACGGTGATGGTGGGCGATCGGGCCGATCAGGATTCGCGGGCGCTCCGTGGTGGCGAAGGGGTTCGCTCCGAAGCCCTCAAATATTCGGCGGTCGACACGGAGGCGCAGGCGGTCCGGTTGGCCTGGGCCGGACTGTCCTCGGAAATCGACACCAATTGGGCCGTCCAATTCACGGCGTCGTTGAAAGGCATTGCCCTGGAACCTGGCGACGTGATCGACGTCACCCATCCCAGCCAGCCCCGGTGGGCCGGGAAACTTTTCCGGATCGATGACATCACCATGGACGACATGGACCGGATCGTGATCAAAGCCTCCGAATTCCTCTCCGCATGAGCGACTACATCTATCCATTGGCCCTGATCGGGGGCGAGTTCTCCGTCGAAAACTATTCCCGCGTGCTCACGGATACCTACGAATCGGGCACGGAGAGCCGTCGGGCCATGTGGCCGGCCAACCACCTACGCCGGCAATTCGCGATCAACCACGGAGGGCTGACCGACGCCGAAATGGCAACGCTGATGGAATTCCACGGCGATCGGACGGCGGCCAAGGATGATTTCTGGTTCCGCGACTCGATCCACCGCACCGGCAACCACAAAGTCCGCTTCGGGGACGGATTCCGGCCCGTGATCAGCCGGATGAATCGGGCGATCGAGGTCAAGCTCACCGAAACCAGTTCCCGCCGGGCTCTTCCGAGCCTGTCCGAGGTCACGGCGGCGGCCTCCGGGGTGGCGCCCACGCTCTGGCTCGATGCAAACCGGGAATCCGTGGTCACCCACATGGGCGCCGAGACCTACGAAAAAGGCCCATGGGACGTCGTCAGCCGGCGGCGAAGCGGCACATGGACCGGCACCGGCGCCCGGTTCACGGGCCTCACGGAAGCGTATTCGCGCTACGCATTCACCGGGAGCACTGGAAACGCCTTGGGCCCGATTCCACCCGGCTGGTCCGGCCGCCGGAGCACCTTGTTTGTGATCGCTCGGGCTGACGAAACCTACAGTCACCAGATCGTGTTTGGGCTGGGTCGAGGAGGTGGCTACCACGGCGTCGGATTGTGTCTTTTCTCGGGGAATGAATGGGGCCCGTGGCTTGGATCCAGCACGACGCACATCACCTGTCGGCGGGGCAACACGCCCGCGAATGTCTGGCATTCTTTTCTGGTCCACTACAACACCGACGGCGGCAACGTGGCTCTCTTTGCGGATGGTGCCGCGTCCGGCCTTGCCTTCCCCGGCACCTGGGACCGCTCGAATCCGATCGGATACGGCCTAGGCAGCGCCCCCGAAGGCGATTTGCTGTCCACGGTGGACGTCGGCACCGCGATCTTCTTTCCGGACCGCATGGCCGACCCTTACGCCACCGCCGCCCAGCTGCACAACCTGTTCGCCTACCAATACGGCATGGCGACCGTCTGATCGGATTGGACCCTACCTCCTCCAGCCATGGCCAACTTCAATAAAGTCATCTTGATGGGAAACCTCACGCGGGATCCTGAGATCCGCTACACTCCGAAGGGCACAGCCATTGCCCGGCTGAGCCTGGCCGTGAACCGCCGATACACGACCGAAACCGGTGAACCCAGGGAGGAGGTCACATTCGTTGACGTCGACGCCTGGGGTAAACAGGCGGAAGTCATCGCCCAGTATTGTCGCAAGGGGAAACCCCTGATGGTGGAAGGCCGTCTGAAGCTGGACACCTGGGACGACAAGGCGACCGGCCAAAAGCGTTCCCGCCTCGGGGTTGTCCTGGAAGGGTTCCAATTCGTCGGAGGCCGTCGTGAAGATGAAGCCGGGGGAGCTGGCGGCGGGGTTCCGCCAGCCTCCGCCCCGGCTTCCCTGTCGCCCGAAGAGGCCAACGTGGGGTTCTGAATCTATTTGCGGTATGAATCCATCGGAACTGGCGACAGCAGTCGCGCTCAACACGGTCAAAGACCCTGTCCTTGTCATTATGTTCCAGCATCGATTCGCGGCGGACGTGCGGGCTGGTTGGAAGACGCAAACGATCCGGCCAAACGGGAAGCGAGGGCTGCCGAAAATGGGTCAGAAGGTATCCCTGCGGCAATGGTCTGGGCTACCCTACCGCAGCCCCCAACTAACACTCCGCGAGACGCGCCTAAGTCTCGTTCAGCGATTTCGGGCGAACTGGGAGACTGGGCAACTCTGGGTGGACGGTGTTCAGCTGGAGGGTTCGGCCGTCGATAGTTTCGCCCGTGCCGATGGCTTTGCCGACATGGCCGCAATGACCGGCTGGTTTCTAGCAAACCACAAGGAAGCGCAGTTCGATGGCTTTGTGATGCATTGGCCGGCGCCCTGAAGGCGGATTGCAACGCCCTTGCAGCTTGCCGGAAACGCTAACTCTGCCAAGCGAAATCCGGGCCGATAATCTCTAGTTCTTCCAACCCGGTTTTGGGCCTGTCATTTTTTTTGGCGCAATACAATTCGGTCCGGTGAGCTTGAATGACGCCCTTGCAA